CCATACTACGTAGATGCTTAGATGCACCTGACTCGTTCAGCTGATCGTGAATCTTCTTTTCCATCTTCTTAGCTGCAACAAGCGCTGGGTGGAAAGATACTGTAGTTGGCGTAGTACCATCACCTTCGATAACTTTGTCAGCTACTGGGGCTAGCTTGTTACGCATCCCAGCTAGACGTTCTTGTAGATCAATGATTGTCTCACCTGGGCGTAGCTTACCGTCATCCCCTAGCAGAGGAGTAGGTGCTGCTGTCTGTTCTGTGACAGCCTTAGCTTCATCGCCTGCTTGCTCAGCATTAGGATCAACATTGATGTGTACAGCGTCTGCAACGCCATCAGGAAGCACGGTAGGGTCTACGGAGAGGGGGAACTTATTATTACCAAACAACACGTCTACAATCTGCCCATACGCAGCCAGCGTCTTTGTTTTGGTGACCTTAACAAATACACGAGACTTCTCAGTGTCTGTGAACTGTACGTCTGGACCATACAAGCCACGATAGTTACGGTAGGCTCGTAGCCAACGCTCTTCGTCTACTTGTCGTGCATCCTCTGCACGTTTGTAACGCTCGTTAACGTAAGTTACTACACTACTGACAGACTCGAAGAGTTTATCACTGCCATCTTCTGCAGCTACTACTTCATCTGTGTCAAAGTTTAGATCATCAATGTCTGCCATATTTTAGTACCCGAATGTTGAGTCTGAAGCTTGGAACCCTGTTCGTTGATTCTTTGCTGGGTTATAGTCCCATATAGAACTGCGTGGTCTTGTCATTATACCATAACGCAAAGCATCATACAAGTGGTCTTCTGCATTTGTATCCACATCTTCTGGATTCTTTTTGTCCAGAGGTATAGACGGTAGTTGCGAAATCATATTGGTACAGGAAGAAAAGAATACGAGTCTTGGCTCCTCAGTAAACTCATCTACCTGTAATCGACGGTGTATCTCATTCTTTCCTGAAACACGAGAGCCTTTAGAGCGATCTGAAGGACGCCATCGGCAACCTTTCATATTCATCTGCTCAGCCAAGGAAGGACCAGTATCACCTCGGTTATGCCACAAAGAAGAGTCCAACACGCCGTACCTGATAGTACCATCTTCAACCTCCTCTCTAAGGATCATATCCGCTAGATCAGAAGCTGTAACTTTAGAGCAATATAATTCCCTGTAGACAACCAGCTGTTCACTTGGTGTGACAGCGATCCAGACAACTCCAGTGAAGGAACCGTAACCATAGTCGCAAGCTCTAAACTTAGTCCACGACTGAGGGATGTCGTATGGCTCCACCACGTGTATGCTTCTGTTAAATTCAGGGAAGGCTGCTCCTTCGTTAATATCCCAGTTGCCCTCAAGAAGTTGTTTTCTTTGATGCTCAGGTAGTGATAGAAGCATTGCTTCGTAATCACCTGTGTCAGCTAGATAAGGGTTATCGAATAGGCTAGCTGGGATAAATCTGCGTTTAAATAGTGGCTCTCCTGATCGGCTGTGGCCTTTAGGAAAGGTTAGTGTTTCACCTGTTTCTATATCTGTAGCCCAGAAGGGGCTGTTAGCAGGCGCTGGGTCAATGAACATCTTCTTAACCCAAGAGTGTCCTGGACCACCAGGGTTGGTTGTAGCTCTCATATATAGCCCTAGTTCTTTAGAGCTAGTACGTAGACGTGAACGCATATAGTTCCACGCATACGGAGTGTTCCACTGAGTAAGCTCGTCAAAAGCTACATAGTTAAACGCCTGTCCTTGGTAACGCATAACGTCAGTGTCTTTGTCGAGGTAGGACATCCAGAGTCGTCCTCCTCTTGGTGTGGTCCACTGAGACTTACGCTCTGACCACTTAATTCCAGGAATTGCTTTAGGGTATAACTCTTGGCTTTTCTGTATGAGTTCCCTTAGTTCTTCCGTTGTGTGACGAACAAGTAGACCACTAAAGTCTGGGTTGTTCATATCACGTAGAGGGTCTGCTAGAGTTGCATAAGACTTACCGCCACCAGCTGCCCCACCATATAGTACTTCTCTCTCAGATGAAGCTAGATATTGTGTCTGTGGGCCAGGGTTAGGCTTAAAGACTACCTCTTGTGCTGCTACTGGGTCAAACTCAGCAGGTTTAACTTCAGCTGGCTTCTGTATCTTCGGCGTAGGTGTAGTAACCGAGTCTTTCTTTTTCGAGTATCTCGTACTGCTTGAGCGCTTTTTCGTACCTTTCGGTAAGCTTGCGTTTAATTGCAGCAAGTGATTTACGTTTTCTTTCGACATCTATACGCTTTCTTAACCCTGAGTGCGATATACGACGACCTGACTGTGTTGACAACCAAGCAGCTACTTCTCTATAACTATACTGCTTTAAGTGCTTCTTTGCAAGCTCTAATAGCTCTAATTCTTTAGAAATAGGTGTTAGCCACTCATCATCGTCTGGATCAATCTCGTACCCGAAAGGTATCTGATGTGTCAATCGTGGGATTCGCTCCCATCTCTTTACTTTGAAGTCAGGCTTAGGTAACATCCAGTAGCCTAAACTCTCACGTTCTTTTTGTTTAGTTATCCGTATCATCGCTGTCTTTAGGTGGTAGAATAAACAAACCGCCTGATGATTGTACTTCTACACGTTCTGTCTTTACGACACCAGCACGGTCAAGGATTTCTTTAGCTGCTTGCATCTTTTCTTTTACACCTAGCTCTGTAGGATCAACAAGAGCTTGACCAAACGCTACAGCTGCTTTAGGGCCAATACGAGACATATAGGTTTTAGTACCCTCGAATATCTCATCTTTCAGCGCATCTACAATAAGACGTGTAGGTGTGTTATCGCTGTAACCAGCAAGCTTCTTAGCTTTGACTACATCACCACCAGCCTCATCGAACAGTACTTCGAGAAACTTTTGTTGATTTTCTGTTAGATTTTTTGCCATTAGCTTTCCTGTCGATATTCTCAGCTATTCTTTTGTAAGTGGTAATGATGAGTATCTTACCATCCTTGTCAAAGGCGTAATACTTATTGCCTTGCTTACTTATGCCACCAGATAAAGTATGAATCCCAATACACCAAACCCTACTAATAAAAGAAGACCTGATACAGTCCAAGTTATGATAGCTTCCTGTAGTTCAGCTTTACGATACTCGTGCTCTTTCTTTTGCTTTCGTATCTTAGCTTCAATAGCAACAAGCTCATCCCAAGCAGATGGACCCATCGTGAAACTGATATAGTCCTTTAGCTCCTTACGCATAGACTCAGCTTTACGCTTAGCAGCAAAAACTTCCATCGCTTCAGATTCTATAGAACCCCCAAGAGACTTCCACCAAGGGGGGTTCTTAACTTGCTTCTCAGCTTGCCCTAAGTCAGCCATATGACCAGCCCACTTGTTTAGCTGGCTACCCATATCTTGTAAGTCCTTGCCTACAGCAAATCCTTTTTTCAGGGCGTTAAAGGCGACAGTGGCCCCACTGATAATTGTAACTGGGTCCATACTGCCTCCTCAAACAAGTATAGAACATTACTTACCTTCTTTTACGATACGCTTAATGTCTCCACGTCCGATACCAATGTCGTTTAACTCACGGTCTGACATACGCCATAGGTGCATCTCTGCGATACGTGCGTTAGCTTGACGTTGACGAGCTTCAATCATTGCGTTGTACGCTCTGACTAACCAAGCTTTAAAATTAACGGCCCACTTTGATGATTCAGAAATTACTAGTTCCATTATATGTACTCCTTGTGTTTTAATGGATGTACATATAGTTATACAACAATATTGAGCCTTTTAAAATTGCAAAATAGGAATACCCGTTACCCGACAGGAACAAATGTTTCCGTTACGGTAACTATACTATCTATATGCCCAGCGCTTATAGGGGTAAGCTGTATCTTATCACCAGGTTCTAACACTAGGTCTATGCTGTTAAACTCTAAGAAGTCACCAGCGTTCAAGCTTTTACCTTCTACAAAACCAGAAGCGTAAGTCTCTGAAGAGTCATACCACTTTACACTTACTGTATTAGTACTGCCACCTGAGTTATTTACAATAATGTAAGTTACTTCAGCTATACAGTTAGCAGGGCAAGTATATACGTCTTCTGTTGTGGTCCCAGTGTTGTGACCCCACACAGACTTCCTACGTGCTGGCTTACCAATGCTGAACTGAGTCATTACTTCTTCTTCTTAGTCTTAACTACGTAAGCTTCGTTTACATCAGGTGTAGAGGGATCATCAGCGATGAAATGTCCATTCTCATCACGTGCACGTACAATCTCAAGACCATCCTTCTTTACCTTTGATTTAGGTGTGACTTTCTTGACTGCTTTTTTAACTGCAGTCTTAGCTTTAGTAGCTAAACTCATCTCTGCTTCTTGACAGATAGCATTTACGTTAGGGTCTTTACTTTGTACGTTACCATAGTTGTCTTCACCTGCAGCTTGGTTACCTTGTGCATCCCACACGTAGCCGTGCTCGTCTACACGATAACCTTTAGCTTCTAGGGCTTTCTGGTATTTGTGATAATACTTAGTAGCCATTATGAACTCTTCTTCATTGGGCGTTCAGCAGGGTTAGATGCACCACAAGCTAGACCACCGTGTCCATATCCACGTTTC